AATCTTACTAGAATGCTTTTACTTAATAGTGATAGTGCTAAGTATCTTTATGATTATCACAATAGATTATTTGCATCTATTAGTACCTTTAAAGTAGGTAATTGGAAACTGATTAATCTATTTGTTAAACGTAAAGTTGATAGTAAACTTACTATTACAAGTGATGATAAACTTTATAAAATAGATTCTCTTATACTAAAATAAAGTGATATGAAATTATATGAGTTTGATGCTATTTGGGAAGATGATACTGATGGTCAAAAACTTGGTCCTATAACTATTGATCTTGAACATATAGTTTGTTTTAATAAAAGTAAAAATTATGTTGATAATGAAACAATTAGTATAGAATTTATATCTGGTACTAGATATAGTATTCTATTTAATTATAAAGATTTTAAGAAATTAATGCAGACAATTGAAAAAGAATTAGCTACTAAATCTAATTAAGATATGGCTTATAAAATATTTAAGATGGTTGATGGAGAACTTTGTCTCGATAGGGATGAAGTTCTTCTTTATGATGAACTGAATGCAGTTTGGAAATTAGATAAAGGAAGTAAAGGTGATAGTGATGGTAGGAAACATCTTCTAGCTAATAAGTACCTTAAGTTTATTTATCTTGTATGTGATCCTTATGCTTATCCTAGTAAGAATGGTATGAATGAATTAGAAGCTGTTACACATGCTCTTAAACATACTGAGATTGATCGTGAGATTATGAAAGAAGCAGTTATGCTTAAAGCTATGAAATTCTATATTGATCATGTTGTTAGTCAAGCACAAGAAACAGCATATGAGTCTAGGAGAGCAATGCGTAATACTACTAAAGCTATGGCTAAAGTTAATAGTGTAGTAGAGAAGACAATTGAAAAAGAAACTGATATTACTAAAGCTGAAATGGATGATCTATTTGCTTATCAAGAACGTATGAGTAAACTTGTAGTTGATCTTCCTAGTAGGTTTAAACTTATTGATGAACTAGAGAAACTTGCAGAGGATATAGTTCCTGTTGCAATCGAAGCTAGAGGTGGTGGTGTAGTTGAAGATAGTATGAATAGTAAAACTTCTTATTAATGTACTCTGATTTAGTTGCTTCATTTAATCCTACCGTTAAGAAATGGCATCCTGATAAAATAGATCAGGAGTTTGTTCCTAATTGTCTTCCTTTTATAAATTATCTTAATGAAGATTTAACTGATCTAGTTCATGCTAAAGATGATGTTTATATAGATCATTGGGATGATTTTAGAGTAGGTCTTTCAGGTGGTATCATAATGGATAACTCCTTTATGTTTATTCATACTGAAAAGTTTAGTGAAACAGCTAGGTACTTTAATAAGAATGGTTGTTATACTAAAGAACTTAAAGGTACAATAGCACATAGAATATTTTGGACAAGTGAGACTTCTAAACGTAGGAGCGGTCTTACTTTAAATTGTAGATTAGATAAGAAAGATCTTCAAGCATATCTTGATGCACCTACTCAGAAAGAAGCTGATAAACTTCTTAAACCATTACATATAACTGGAGATCATTATACCTATCTTAATTATGGTAGAATGATGCTTGTTCCCGGAGATGAGCAATGGGTTAAGATGCAATCTGAAGGTTTTACTATTAGATTCATTGAGGATTTTCCTAACTTTTGGGATGGTGATTATTGGAACTTTAAACTTGATGAATTCATTGCTATTAATAGTTATAATCTTTGTAAGGCTAAAGCTCGTTCTAAAGGTTATTCATTTAAGAGAGCAAGTCAAGCAGCAAATAGAATAAATCTTAATCCAAATATTCGTATTACTCTTGCAGCATATGACGCAGATAAGTATCTATTTAAGAAGGGTGCTACTACTTCAATGGCTAAGATTAATCTTGACTGGTTTGAGACTGAAACTAATTATAAACGTGGTTATGTTTCAGAAGATCCAAGTAATATTATATTAGGTTATAAAACTAGAGGCGGAGGACATAGAGCACAAGGTTGGCTAAGTTCTCTTAATAGTGTTTCTCTGTTTGGTAACCCTAATGCTATGGTCGGTGGTGAACGTAGTATTGAAATTGATGTTGAAGAAGCTGGAGTATGTCCTAATCTTATTGAAGCATTAGGTGTTACATTAAGTTCTACAGAAGTTGGTAGTATTCGTATAGGTACTATTAGAACTTATGGAACAGGTGGAACTAAAGAAGCTAATTGGGAACCTTTTAAGAAAGTCTTTTATGGTCCGAAAGCTTGGAATATGCTTCCTATGGAAAATGTTTGGGATGATGCTTGTCGTGCTACTATATGTGGTTTCTTTCATCCTCAAGTTTGGAATCTTACTCCATTCATGGATAACAATGGTAATAGTCTTGTTATGTCTGCTTATTATTATGATAAGACAGATAAGGAAGCAAAGGGAAGTGATCCTGAAACAACTGCTGAAGTCTATAGTGTATATTGTGCTCAACGTGCTAATAAACCAGCTGAGGCATTTGGTAATGTTAAAGAGAATCTATTTAGTAGTATAGAACTAGAGAACCATTATAAAGCTAATGTTGCTTCTCCTACTAAAGATTATATAGATGGAATGTTTACTGAGACTACTGATGGTAAATATGTATTTATGACTAATGAGGAACTTAAGAAGAATGGTGTTAAGACTCATGATTATATAAATGAATATCCTTATAATGGTAAAGATAAAATGGGTTGTATTCGTATTTATCATAAACCTTATTCTCCTGATGGTAATGTTCCTAAAGATTTATATGATGCAGTCTTTGATCCAACAGGTAAAGACTTAGATAGTAAAGAACTTAAATCAACTCACTCATTAGATTGTATTATAGTTAATGCTTATCCTAATGTAAGGTATCCTATATCAGATAGAATATGTGCTGTTTACTTAGGTAGACGTACAGCTGATGAAACTGCTAAGATACTTATTGCTATGACTGAAGCATACAATTGTAAAGTACTTGGTGAAACTGACCGTGGTAATATGGTAGCAGATATGAAACGCTATGGTAAACTACATAAACTTCATCGTGACCCAACTAATTTTATAACTAGTAGAAGAGCAAATGCAAATGCTCCATATGGTATTAATATGGGAGGTGGTCGTGGTGGTAAAGTTGAAGATGCATATCTTGCATTAAAAGAATGGTTATATACTCGTATAGGTGTTACAGCAGATGGTAATCAAAGACTCTTATTACATACGATAGAAGATCTTGGAATACTTAATGAACTTACTCAATTTAGTAGTACATCAGGTAACTATGATCGTCTTTCAGCACTTAGGATGTGGTATCTGCTAATGACTGTTTATGCCCTTAAGAAAAACGATACTAAGAAACCTATTCCTGAGAACAATAAACCTAAGACTTTAATTGGTCAACTTAATTCTAAACGTAATGGAAACAACTCTTTCAACTAGTCTGCCAGATCAGACTAAGAATAATAAAACAAGTAAGGATTTCTATGAGCCTACTTATGATTTCTATATTAGTAAAGCTACTGGTATGAATGATAAGAATGCTATTAAAGAATATCTTGATGCTGCTGATGGTATCATTAATGAAGATACTCTTAACTACATGGTTACTCCTCTTATGGTAGATGATGAAGATAGAGGTTTAACTAAAGTTAATGTTCCTACAACAATTAGGAACTTTGATTTTATTACTCCTATTAAAGAAAAGAACTTAGGTGAATATACTAAACTTCCTTATACCGTTAACATTAAGGTTACTAATCCTGATGTTAATTTTGTTAGAGATACTAAATTAAACAAGGAATTAGATAAACTTGCTCAGACTGCTTTTATTAATTTTTATAATCAGAAACAAGCTGAACTTCAACAACAGCAACAAGCACAAGCAACTCCTCCTCAACCTGTTAGTTCACCTGGTCAACCAGTACAAAGACCTGTTCCTCAACCTTCTCCTACTCAAGTATCTCCTGCAATTCCTAGTGAACCTGTTGAAGATATGGATGCTTTTAAGAAGAAATGGATTAAGGATTATATTGATAAACGTGCTGTTCAAGCAAATCATTTACTTAATGTTATTAACGAACGTAATAACTTCGAGTTTGAAAGATTAAAAATGTACTTCTATTGGTGGGCAACTGAAGAGTTTTATACTGTTGCTTATCCTATGAATAACACTCTTATTAAAGAGACTATTTCTCCTCTTGAAGGTTATCCTATTTATAATAATAATGAGTTTGTTGAAGACTATGACGCATTTGTTATTGTTAAAGATATTACATTTGAACAGTTTCTTGAAGATAGTCGTGTTCTTGAACTTACTAAAGATCAAATTGAGATAGTTAATCAGAATAAGATGGCAAATGATGGTGCAATGACTCCTGCAACTCTTATGCCAAGTAGGATGGTTGATAATATGCCACATATATCTACTGGTGATACTAGTGGTTATAATGTTTATAATAAGGTTAGGAAACATATTATCTTTTGGCCTACTTATATTACTAAGAAGTATAGGATTTATGTTAACTCATTAGGTCATACTCGTGAAGAGATGGTTGATGATGATTATGAAATGAATGTAGATGAGGGAGATATTGAAATCAAGAGTGAACTTGTTCCTGAAATCTATATTGGTTATCGTTATAATTCAGGTGCTTCAGGTGTTTATGTTAAACCTGTTCCATTTCCTGTTCAACGATATGATCAAGATACTAAACATGTTAAGATTCCTGTTGGTGGTAAACGTAGGATATTAAATGACATTCGTTCTAATCCTATTCCTAAACGTCTTATTCCTTATATGATAATGGATAAGATAATCTATTTTCAGATTGAACGTTTGATGAAGAAGTTTAAAACTCATCTAATGGCTCTTCCTAAATCTATGATTAACTCTGATGAAACAGGTACTATGGTAGAGAAGTTTCAGATGATGATGGCAGATGATACATTTCTTTATGATGATACTGTTATATCTCCTGATGATGTTTCTAAAGCTATGAGAGTAGTTGCTATGCCTGATGCTTCTAACTATTTTAATTCTCTTATTAAACTTAGTCAAGAGAATGAGAATAGAGCAAATAGAGTTTCTCATATGAACAATGAGACAATGGGTAATGCTGCTGGTGGTGATGCTGTAACTAATGTTGAGAACAATATCTATAATGCTAAGATAGGTAGTATGCTTATGACTACTATGTTCAATAAGGCATTAGAACTTGATCATGCTCGTGATCTTGAGTTTGCAAAGTATATTTATGTTGACGCTCAAACTATGTCATATTTTACTCATGAAGGTGACAGTGTTAATTTCGATTTTGATCCTATATCTTTCTTTAATACTGGTCTTGGTATCTATGTTAGAAACAGTAGGATTGAAGATGCTATCATGCAGGAATATCGTAAACTTGCTCTTGCTATGGCTCAGAATGATAAACCTGAATTAGCTATTGCTGTTATTGGGTTAAACTCTGGTATAGAAATTAAGACAATTACTACTGAATTCCTTGAAGCACAACGTAAGTATGAAGCTAGTGTACAACAACAACAAGTTGAAGCTAAACAGTATGAAGTAGATAAGAGATCAGCTGATGTAGATAAGGAAATAGCTGCTCAAAACTATAGAGCAAACGTTCAAGCACAAGCAATGGTTGAAGCCGCACAAGCTAGAACAGGTAGTGATATAACTTCTCCTATTGATTTTGAAGGTAATGCTAATGCTCAACGTAAACTTGATCTTGATCAACAGAAGCAAATTAATGATGAAAACTATAAGAAACAATTACTTATTAACGCTGACAAGAAGTTAGCACTAGATAAGATGAAAGCTAATAAGAAGTAAGGTTATGGCACTATATTTGTATGATCTATTCGTAGACGATGGATAACAGGTATTATAGGTATTTATTTTAATAATAGTACCTATAATATAGAAATAATGATTATCTTTGCTCAAAATAACAGATTAATTAACTGATAAAATAATACAACAATGGCTTTAGATAAAGATGGTAATCCGATTGATGATGATCCTAACAAACTTAAAGTAGTTATTGATACACCTCCTGTAGCAACTCCTCCTGTTCCAGTTGTACCTACTCCGGTAGTTCCAGTTGTAACACCTGTAGTTCCTCCGGTAATTAATATTCCTGATCCTAATGTTCCTCCTGTAGTTATTCCTCCTGTAGAACCTTTAGCTAAAATCTTAATTGATGAAGTTGAATATACTTTAAGTGCTACTGGTGATGCTCTAAATGCAGATGGAACTATTAATATGACAGCTGCTCAGTTAGATGCTTTAGAGAATACTCCTGACCCTACTGAACTTAAGATTGAAGATATCGCTGCTCGTATTAACTATTCTCCTGTTGATGAGAATGGAACTCCTATGACATATGATTCTAATCCTGATGGAATAGCTAATTTTGTTAAGGATGTAATTGATCAGAGACTTCCTGAGATGGCACAAGAGATGTTAGCTGCTGAATTTGTAGCTAATCCTGAACTTGCAAGAGCTTATGATTATATTGCTCGTTATGGTTCTTTAGCAGGTATTGAAAGTAATGTTGACTATTCTGTAGTTGATATTGCAAATGCTGATGAAGCAACTAAATACAATATGATTGTTGCACGTGAAATGGAGAAAGGTGAAACTCTTACACATGCTAAGATGATTGCTGATCTACTTAAAGATGCTAAGAAACTTGATGATGGTGCTACGGTAGCTAAGACATATTTTGATAGTAAGAATGCTGAAACTAAAGAACAAGCAAGACTACAAGCTATTGAAGATGCTCGTACAGCTAATGAATATTGGACAGGTGTTAAAACTGCTATAGCAAATCGTAAACTTACTATTGGTAAACAACAGATAACTATTCCTGAGGTTATTAAAGTTAATACTGCTGATGGCAAGTTTGAAAATCGTACAAGTGACGATTTCTATAAGTATCTTAGTGAAGTAAAGACTTTTGATTTTAATGGTCAAAAGAAACAACTTACTCAGAATCAATATGATCAATTAATTGAGACAAGTAATCGTACAGATGCTGATGCAATTTATGATGGTCTTAAGAGATTTAGTAAGTATAACAATGAACAATTTATTGTTGAGATTAAGAAAGCTAATGCCGTTGCAGGTATTCGTTCCATAAGTACAAAAGGTAAAGGTGATACAGGTAAACCTATAATAGTAAAATTAACCTAATAATTATTTAAACAATGAGAGAACTAAGAACAACTAATACTCTTCCTACAGAGTTTGGTAGTGCTGAATTACTTTATCAGAACAAACTTATTGCACCTAGTGAACTCAATAAGAGTTTTACTTGGCTGTATGGTCGTGATAAATCTAGTTTCCCACTACTTACACTTACTGAAGGTAATGGTGCAACCAAGAGTGTTAAACCTAAGGAAATGAATGATACACAGTACACATGGAAAACCTTTGGTCGTCCTATTCGTACTAGTCGTGTTATTGGACTTGTTAACACATTGAATGTAACTCCTGGTAAGGGTGCTGTTACATTTGAAGTGTATTTTGAAGATAACCTATTCCATAACCATTACGGTCTGTATTCTCCTGATGGACAACATACCGCTCGTGTTCAAGGAGAAGGTGTTCTTGTAGGTGTTAAGAAGTATAAATATCGTATTCAGTTAATGACTGGCGATAGGAATGCTTATATTTCACTTGATAACTTCTTAGGTGGTAAAGCTTGGACATATGGTCCTACTTCTATTCCTTTGAGTAAATCAGATGGAACTACTTCCAATACTACTGTACCTGGTCTTTGGACTAATCAGTTTGGTGCATGGCGTTATTCTTATCCAATCGCAGGTAACATAGCTAATAAAGCTGTTATCTATGAGTTTGATGCTACTGATGCTAATGGTAACTCAGCAGGTAAGACTAACCTTTGGCTTCCTTATCAGATGAAGATGTGGGAAATTGAACGTAGAGAACTTATTGAAACTGATCTTTGGGAGTCTGAATACAATAGGACAGCAGAAGGTATAGTTTTAAATACTGATGATGAAACAGGTGAAGTTGTACCTAAGGGTGCAGGTGTTAAATCTCAGATTAAAGCTATTGGTAACTGGTCTACCTATGGTAATCTTTCTCTTGCTATCTTAGATAAGACTACTCTTTCTGTACTTGGTAATCGTCAAGATAAAGTAGCAGGTGAAGTAGTTCTTTATACTGGTAAGGGTGGTCTTAGAATGATCAATCGTGCTATCATGAATGATGCTAAGGCTAATCAGTTCTTTACTCCTCTTGGTGCTGAGACTATTTCTGGTAAAGATGGTTATCTATCTTATGGTAAATACTTTAATCAATATAAGACTATTGATGGTTGGATTCTGACAATTAAGACTACTGATTATTTTGATCATTCTCTTATTGCTCAAATGCAGATTGCTAATGGTCAAGTATTTGAAGGTCTACCTTATTATTCTTATAACCTTGTTTCTCTTGATCATTCTATGAGTGATGATGGTGAACGTAACATTCAGTTTGTTTGCGAAACTGGTCGTGAATATATTGCTAATGTTTATAAGGGTATGGCTCCTTTACCTGGTGCTTGGGGTAGTGTTCCTGATAATCTTATCAGTACTAAAAAAGACGTTGCTTCTTATGAAGTTATGGGTACATTAGGTATTGGTATCAGTAATCCTACTACTTCTTTCTGGTTAGAGTTCCAACGATAATCAAAATATATTTAATCCTAATAAATAAAAGAATTTAATCTTATGGAACCTATAGAATTTCCTCGTAAAGTAATTATCTTAAAAAAGAATAAAGCGAATAGTTATCAAATGGTTAATGTCAAGGTCATTGATGCAAATGCTAATCCTGAAATAATCGGTACTTCAATTGGTGCTGTAAATGCTATGACTTCTTGTGGCGATGAAATGAAGATGGTGATGAGAGAGATACTTGGTCTCTCTCCCGAGTCTCCTGATTGGGATAAAGAAGTTAAACGTTTTTGGAATGACGTTTGTGAATATGTATATGGTATCGGAAAGAATCTTGAAATAGGTTTTAGATATGATATCAGTGATCCTTCAAAACAAGTTTATATTAAAGGTGATGTAGATAAGAGAATTACAGGTCTTCCTGAGTCTGTTAATACTAATGAACTTTTAGCTGCGTATTGTGAAAAGAAAATACGTGAACCTAAGAGTAATTTTTATAAAGAGATGTGGAAGTATGCAACGCCTCTTAATACAGACGATTATCTTCTTTATAGATATTGTCAAGGATACCGTGACGTAGCTAATGAACATAACAATGTTAACACTCAGGCTCATATTAGATTTTATATCTTTGATGAAGAGATTGCTAATGCTGTTGTAGCTAATGATGCTAAGGTTAGAAAAGATGTTACTACTACTTTGTATGGTCTTTATACTAAACGTGAAGAACTACTTGATGTACTTTATGCATTTGATAGTCCTGCCGTTAGTTTAGATGATACTGCACAAGATATTGCTATTGATAAAATTGCTACCGATACTCCTGTAGAATTCCTTGCTATTGCTAAGGATAAAAACTTACAGAATAAAGCTATGATATTTAAGTATATCAAAGCTGGTCTACTTATTAAAGAACCTTTGACTAATCATATTTTAGATACCGAAAGTAGAGATTCTTTAGGTAAGGATATGACAGAGGCTTTACTTTGGTTTAAGACTTCTACAAACAAAGGTGCAGTTGAAGAATATGCTAAGCGTTTTAAAGAATTAAAAACAAAGAAATAAAATTGTAAATTATGGATTTATTAATTGCTAAAACTGGTGTAGCTTATGCTAAAGAAGCCAGTGGTGCTGCTATAGCTCTAATAGGTGACGCCGATCGTCTATTAGCTGGTTCTCTAGCTGCTTTTGATGACAGTGGTACACTTATAGCACACGATGCTAGTGCAATTACTGGAGATCATGTAACATTTGCTATGGGTACTTCTGTTGGAACTATCTTTTCAACTCCTGTTTTTCGTAGGCATTTTAGTTA